CCGGCACCCCACCAAATTGGATTTAGTGGTGATACACCCGCCAAGATATAATTTGACGCATTATATGGGGCAGACAAGGACAACAATAAATCATGACCCTTGACCCTTAACCCGTCTTTAGAGGGAGTTACGACCGACTTAAATGCGGTCATGACGGTCCCAATTGCGACGGGGGGCTCGACAGTTCGAGCACTGTTCTTGGCTGACGCCTTAGTTTTCTGTGATCCGCGTAACTTTTTCTTAGTCATTTGTGGCAGGGCTGGTGCACCAGCCCTAGTTAAACCTTGCAGTCCAACCAGCAAACCGGCCACAGTTGGCTTAAACCCGTTACCTATGTTTTTACGAGCAAAGGTTAGATCGGCAGCACGGAGGTCATCTCCTTTGGCATAAGCCGCATCATGTTCCTTGCAGGTTTCATCAAAATCATCGATGGCAGGAATGTCACTCTCTACAGAAGTCTGATATTTACCGGCAGACCAACCTGGTCCGCAATAATTACCGTGGTAGCGTACGCTCATTGTTCGGGGACGGGCGATTAGCAATCAACTGCCATAAAGTCGTCCAAAATTGGATAACTTATAACAGATCGGAAGTCTGGCGCCAGGTCTAAGGCTTTTTGTAATGACTCTTCACACTCTTTGAAATCAATATTATATCTATCGTGGAAGAATTCATAAGTCTCATCACAAATTTCATGCTTGGAAGCACACAAAGATTTGTACCTGGATTCTCTATCAACATACAGCTTCTTCTTGACAGTCGTCAGATGTGATAGACACCATTTTACGTAGACACGCAAAACCGGTATATGACCCATATCGGCCTTGCACCCCAATATCATCCCTTTCACTTGCCCTTCGTCCAAGTTTGTCAGCGAAAATCCTAACTTAGGTAAACGCCTTCCAATCTTAGGTCCAAGAACAAAACCGTCTGCGGTTGGCCAGAATAGGGATGAACAAAATTCAACTTCCGACCACCTTGAACTAACTTTAACCTTCGCAATTAGTCCAAGTTGTCGGTAGTAATCAATAATCTCATTTCTAAGATTATCGCGTCCTACTTGAGATAGCGTCCTCCGTATTGCTATAAGGTTGTCATCACCTTGTACCAACAACTTGGAATTGTGTAAACAACCCAATTTGTGTAATACAAACATTGAAGTACAACCAGTAATGTAGCTATTACCGGGGGATGTGTTTGGGTCACCACTCTTACGAGTGAATGGGACTCGATAACGCACGCCGTGCGCAGTGGTCCCACGCGTCATTCTCTGTGCCTCAAACACATATGCCGCATCAGGATGATTAGAAAGCCCCATACGCTTGTACAAATTTCGCTCAAGCCTGAAGCATTCCACACCTTGATGTGCATCATATCTCGTGAAGTCAATTTCAATTAAGGTTATGTCTTCGTCTCCAAAATTAGCTCTCCATGTTCCCAACTGCTCCGCAGATAAACCTGATGTGTAACAGACCACATTATCAGGTGACCATACATAGGATAGCTGCTTAGAAGCGCTCTGCATAAACGGTCCTAAAGCAACGTTAGCCCTATGGGTGGTTCCTTGTATACAGCGGGG